GTCATGCTGATAAAATGTTTGTAAAATATCAAACTAATATGTCAGTACTATCAATGGAGAGATTAAGGTTATTAGATTACATTCCTAAATTTATGCAATTTGAATTTACGGTATCTTTAGATGGTATAGGTAAATCTGTTGAGTACATAAGACGTAGAACTGATTGGCAAGATGTAGTAAACAATATAAAAGAAGTAAAAAAGTTTTCTAACGTTACCGTTAATATAAATGGTGCAATATCTTTTTTAAGTGTATTAAGGTTTTATGAGTTGATAGAATGGATAGATAAAAACAAAACATTGTTTAAACAAATCAATTGGTCTAATATAAGAAATCCTAAAAAGTTATGTGCTAACGTTTTGCCTGACAAAATAAAAGAGGATCTTATACCAAAATACGAAGGGTTTCCTGATATACAAAATTTACTTAAAGAAGGTAACGATGGTTATGATTATCAGGACACATTTGATTATTGTTTAATGAACGATAAATATTACAAAGGTACTAAATGGGAAATGAACTTGTTTGATATATTTCCTGAATTAGAACCATATCACAAAAGAGGTTAACATGGACGCATATGAACTTTTAAGTAAAAGGAACCATATTCACAAATATAAGGAAGACAAAATACCACCAAAAGAATTAATAGATGATTTGTTGTATAAAGCATGGAAAACAACACCATCTAAAAATAATTTTATGCCATATCATGTAAACGTTTTAGGACCTGAACATGTTGATGAAAAGGCGTCTATAACAAAAAAGTGTATGGTTAATAAAAAACAAATAAATGAAGAAAAAATACCTAAACATTATTCAAAAGATCATGGAGACAAATGGGAAGAAGACGGTTCTAATCCATCATTTATACACATCAGCACAGCACCCTATGTTTTAGTTTTTACACAAAGAATATGTGAACCTAATGCCTACTATGCAGAAACAATTAGAAGAGGCGATTTTTACGAACAAATGCACGAAGAATATTTTGGAGAAATACAAAGAACAACGTCCGTTGAGATAGGTTGGTTTATGTCAAATCTAACTGCTCTTGCGTTAGAACAAGGACTAGATACATCAACTCTATTATGTTTTCCCTATCATTCAAAAACATGGAATAAAGGTTGGGAAGATATACCATGGGTAAAATATCCTGTTGTTTTATTAGGCAGTATAGGTTATGCAAAACAAACAAGACGACAATACCTAAGCTTTTGGGCTAGAAATAACGATAAAAAACCTGAGAAAGAAACCGTTGTAAAATGGCGTTAAAAGACGTAACAGCATTGTTATTAATACACTTTGAAACACATGGTGCAATAGCTATGAATGAAGAATTAGATAATATGCGTTTTAGTAAACTAAAAGAATTAGTATTTGAGCATCCTATAAAAGATATGATTATTATATCAGAAAAACTTAATCCACATAATCATCCTAGATTAACGCAACTAAAAAAACAGATAACTAGTGATTATAATCCAAGACTATTAAAACACCCTCGTAAAAAATTAGCAAACAGATATGTTTGGATTGAATTGCCAGAAAATGGACTAACACCAACACAAGATTTTATTGATTGGATAAAGTTTGAAGCAGGTAATGTTCATGGTTGTAACATTGTTAATATACTTGCAACAGGTCAAAATTTATCAGGTTGCGTTTGGAATTCTTTAGATTATTCCGCATTGTCGTGGGCAAAAAGAGGTCATCTTGTACAAATTATATTATCAATGTGTGGTGATTATGAAGTGTCTGGTACAGGTATAGAAAAGTATATGAAAAGTTTTGCTCAATTATATCAGAAAATAAGATTTTCTGGTAATATTCAAAACATAGGATTAGTAGCTGATATAGACAACATAAGATATATGAATGATGGCAAAAGAATTAGAGGAAAACAAGACTTAACAAATATATTAACATCTTTATGATAAAAAAAACATTAATATTATTAATTGATTTTCATGGTCATCCTATACTAGGTGATAATTATACAAATGAATTAAGATATACAACTTTACATAGTCTATTACAGGTAGACCAAGAACGTAATATAGTATCAAATCATCAACTAGGAGAAATACCAGTAGAACGTGGTTCTAATAAATTAAAAGAAATACACAGAATATACAACATTGAAGGCGTACACAATTGGGATAGAATTGATCCTGATAGAATACCAGAGCATACTATAGAAGATATAGAAAATATATTTGCAAAAAGAAATTATAAAATAGATAATGTTATTATAGGTGGTACTAATTTAGCAGGTTGTGTATTAAGATCAAAACCATATTCAGCAATACATTGGGCAAAAAAAGGATATCATACGCAGATTCATTTACCATTATGTGCTGAATATCAGTTACCAGGTTTAAATCAAGCAGAAAGAAATTCAGAAGCTACATCAATAATGTATAATGTTATAAGAGAACAAAAATTATTTGACAAGATTGATATTACAAGAAGTAGAGATCAATTAAAACTCACATGAAGTATGAATTAAAAGTATCTAAAGATAAAAAAGAATACACCGATGCTACTATAGAACGAGTCGGCAAAGATTATGCTCGTTTAACTAGAGGTGGTCCTGGTGATAATTCAAAACCAGGTCAAGTAGATACAGATCAATGGTGGGTAGACGTTTCTAAATCAACTAAAAGTAGAGCTTTTAAAGCCATGCAAGGTACACCACCTGTAGAAAAAACTTTAATACAACAAGCAAAAGATAAAGATATATTTTTCTGTACAATACCATTTACACAGGCATATTCTGAAATGCACGGTGGTTGGAAAGCTTGTTGTTTTGCACAAAGAGAAGCAGATGGTCCTAGAGTAGAAGATACATCTATAAAAGATTGGATGACAAATAGTGATTACATGACATCAATTAGAAAAGAAATGACTACAATTAATTCTGATCTAAAAAACGTAAAAAAATATTGTCAAAGATGTATTTCTGATGAAGAAAGATATGGTAGGTCCCGAAGATCAAATTGTTTAAAAATACACACTAACAATCCTGAGTTTTGGGATGATATACAAAAAAATATTGATATGTACAAAGCAACTGGCGAATGGGAGTTTGACCAAAGAATAATTGAAATGCAATTGAAAATATTTGGATCAGAATGTAATTTAGATTGCCATATGTGTATTCATACTAACTCATCTATAAGACAAAGAGGTGCTGAAAAAGGTGTATGGAGTAAAAAACTTTGGGAAGAAGAATTAGATACAGACTGGGAAGCTCAACAACGTGATTTCAAATTACATGGCAAAGATCGTACAGGTAGATTTAGTGGTTCTACACAAACCGTAATAGAACAAGTCGTTGAATTAGCACCATACATAAGAAGTATAAAAATTATAGGTGGCGAACCATTGATTATGAAACAACATTATAAGATGATGGAAGCACTTGTTAAAACTGGTCACGCAAAACATATTTTTATAAAATATCAAACAAACTTAACTAAAGTAAGTGTAGGTAAGCATAGTATGTTTGATTATGCACCACACTTTAGAGAGGTTGCAGTAGTTGGTTCAATTGATGGTATAGGTCAAACCATTGAGTATATGAGAAGAAGAACAATATGGAAAGATGTAGAAGATAACATAAGAGAGTGTGGTAAATATCCTAATGTTGTTGTTGATTTTAATGGCTTAGTTTCATTTTTAAGTGTATTAAGATTTTATGAGGTACCTGAATATGTAAAAACTAATCCTAATATATTTCAAATCAATTGGGCAATGTTAGAAACACCTAAAAGTTTAAGACCTAATAATCTACCTGAAGAATTAAAGAAAGAATTGATACCAAAATATAGAGAATGGCCTGATATTGTAGCTGCTTTAGAAAGACCTGCTGAAAAAGATTTTAATATACAGGAAGTATTTGCATATTTACTAAAACAAGACAAATACTATGAAGGCACTAAATGGGAAATGCACTTGTTTGATGTTTTTCCTGAACTTGAAAAATACTATGACCCAACCTATGTGCCAGAAGACGATCTTTATAAGACACTAAATATACAAAACAATGAGGATATATTATGACATTTGACGAACTACAAGCACTCGCTGAAAAAGACCTAAAAATAAATGATACTGAACTTGATTTAGAATCACTAAAGACACCACAACTACATAACAAGTATATGAAGTTTTATAATCAATATGTTAATCTATTGAAAAAGGCTGAACAAGATTTGGCAAGATTAACAAGAGAGAAATGGGAATACTATACAGGTAAGGCAGACCCTAGTGTATATCAGGTAAAACCATTTAATCTAAAAATATTAAAACAAGACGTTGACAAATATCTCAAAGCAGATGACGAACTTATTAAGTTAGAACAAAAAGTAACTTATGTACAAAGTGTTGTTGACTACCTAGATAGAACAATTAAAATTATTTCTAATCGTGGCTTTCAAATAAAGAACGCTATAGACTGGCGTAAGTTTACATCTGGCGTAATCTAAAATGCAAAACATTATAGTTGACAAGGTCAATGACGTGTACTTACGCATTGACGCAGACGCAAGTATCCGTAGAGAGTTATCAGATTATTTCTCGTTTGAAGTACCTGGTTACAAGTTTACGCCTCAATTTCGTAATAGAGTTTGGGACGGAAAGATACGGCTATATTCGTATGCTACAGGTCAATTATACGTTGGATTGTATCCTTACTTAAAAGACTGGTGTAAGAAGAAATCTGTACATATTGTTGAATCTAGTCAAATCCTTACATATAACAACGGCATAGCCGCCGATATAGACGGTTTAATCGAGTCTTATGATATATCTATCACGCCGAGGGACTATCAAATCGCCGCTTTCAAGTTTGCACTAGAATATGAAAGAGGACTAGTTTTATCGCCTACTGCCTCTGGCAAATCACTTATCATCTATATGTTATGCCGACACTATCTGAATATGATAGATAACAATATCCTCATTATTGTACCTACAACATCACTAGTAGAACAATTATACAAAGATTTTAAAGACTATGGTTATAATGTAGAAAAAAATGTCAGTAGAAAATATCATGGTTATGATATAGATGACGATAAACGTATAGTAATATCAACATGGCAATCACTATACAAAATGCCAAAGAAATTTTTTGAAGACTATGGTG